AAAGTGACTAGAATTTTTGTTGTGTCAACATAACCGTCGCTTTCTACTAAGTTGTCACTCACTTCCCAAATTAGGTCCTTGTCTAATTTGTCAGAGGTTCCTGGCTTTGTATTCACATTTAAAATTTTAATATTGTCTTTTACAACAATATTGTTTTTACTGTCATATGTTCTGCGTGTGTTGCTGTTTAAGAATGTTACTTTATTCTGACTTGCAAAAATATAATATAGACCACGATATGTTACAGTGTAGTTAACACCGTCTGTTTCTAATTTAATAATCCAACTTGAATCTTTTGCATTATTGCTAGTATCCCCTGCAAAGTTTAAACTGAAATCACCTGTTCTGTCTAAGTTTGCACTGCTAACTACTTTCCAAGGATCAACATTTGGATTACTTACGCTGCCTATGTCGTATCTTAATCCAAAATCAATATTGTTGAAAATTAAATTAGTAATAGTTAGAACTAATGCATTACTGAAAACACTAGTTAAAGGTGCATAAACTTCACTGATAATTGCTCCCGTAGGAATATTATCAGTTAATGTAATTGCGCCAATTTCTCTACCAGCAATATAAGTTTCGTTAGTGCCGTTTCCATTTTGACTCTGTATACTTCCCCAAATATAAGTTTTATCTGTTTTAAGTAGTGGAGTGCCAGGAGTTAAAACATTGTTAACATCAAAGTAATATCCTGCAGGTGCGGTAAACTTAATGAGACTGTTTCTTAATAGATATTTTCTGTTGCTGCTGGTAAACTCGCCAATTTGTTGCTTGTTTCCTGCATTGTCAACAAAAAATCCTGTGCAACTTACTGCGTCATCAGTAGTTCTTTCCCATTTAGTAGGCAAGTTGTCAAACGTAATGCTATTAAAGTTATCAAAGTAAAAATGTTTTGTAGTTGCCATTTTTACAATTGGTAGCAACACATTTCTAATTGCAGTGGCAATGTCACTGCGAGTATTAAATGTAAATGTTTTTGTTCCTGAGAATGATTCTTTGTACAATGCACCATCATCAGCAATTAAATCTGTTGAACTATATTTGCCTGTTGGATCAATAATATCTAAGTTACGACTGATGCCGCTTGAGTAACGATTAACCGCCTTAACTTTAACAATGTCAGGATATAGGGTATAAGGAAGAATGTTGTAGTCTTCCCCGTTAACCATACGATTCTGTGTGTAGAAGTTCTGAGGAGCCTTCTGTTTGATTTCTTCAATGGTGTCACGTCGTGAACTGTTAGCCACTGTATATTGTAGGCTTGCAGTAATTGTCAGTGTTTCGCCTCTGCCGCTGCGACTAATATAAGGAATAGCAACACTGATATTATTCATATCGCTTGGAGTAATTCTATAAGTGATGCCGTTACTTACACGGAAGTAACTACGGAAACTACCTGTCGGAATATCACTGAATGTGCCATCACCAAAAACTAGATCAATCTGATCGTTTAGTCTTGTGTTCACACTGTAAGTTGTACGAATGTTACGAGCAACACTGTTGTAAATTGCGTTACTGCCTCCTGTGCTTGGAACCAATGTCCACTGTTCGCCTAATCTATTTCCATTTAATGAATACATCCATACGTCTTCGTTGTTGATGTTATCAACATTAACATTAACAATACGATTAGGTAGTTTTTCGTTTAATGTAAAGTCTAAACTTTGTAGCTGTCCTTGCTTGAACAACACAAAGAATCCATTGTTAGCACTGCCAAAACCTTGACCGTCTTGCTGATAAATCATACCAAACTGACCGCGAATACCTGGATCTTGTTCTAAGATATTGTCGCTAGCTAAAATGCTGCTGCTGACTACTTCAAAGGGTGCACTGCTTTCTAGCACAGGAGCACTGTAAGCAAATACAGGAACAACACTGGTAGGTAGTGCAACATTATATTGTTCTGTCTTAATACCGTTTATAGTTTTAGAAGCATAAGGTTTACCAATTTTCTGATTGCTACCTAGTGCTGCATTTAAAATTTGTGTAAATTGATTTAACCAGTCTGGATTGCTGGGGTCATTCCAATTGACGGTTGCACGAGCTAGATTTTGTCCTGTATTACTGCGAACTTGTTCGCTTGTGCTTACGCTAACAATTTTTAACAATCCGCTAGAAGTTTTATTTCTAGTAGGCTGATAGCTTAACTGTTTTACTAGCTTAATAACACTGTCACGACGTTCAGCAGTTTCTAAGAAGTTTTCGCGAGCGTTTAAATCTGTGCGGAAAGCAAGGCTTTGAGACACGAAAGCAATCAAGTCAAGCAGAGCAATATATTCGCTTGATTCGATAAAATCGTTGAAGTCTTCTGCATAGTAGGTCTTAAGGTAATCAACCATGACCTTGCGAATTGTTTCAAAATCATAAGATTGAAAGTCTGCATCACTAAAAGTAGTGTAAAGTTTCTTCCGATCTTCCGCTGCGAATAAGTTTGTTTGACGAGTGCTCTTAGCCATAGTAATATTTATAATTTAAATTATATGCTGTTTTTATAGAGTGGCTGAAAGTTGTCTAGTGTCTCTGTCAAAATCTAATTGTAAATTAGCACGCTGATCTGTGCTAGCAAATGTAATTTCAACATCTATTCTAAGGCCGCTTTCGTATTCTGTTACTACTACACGATTTAATTGTCTTATACGTGGATCATAGTTAACAATACGTTCAATATCTTTACGAATATCTTCTTTAACTGTCGGTGTAAGAGGTTCGAATACAGTATTCCAAATAATACTTCCAAAGTTAGGATTATGCAATTTTTCACCTTTGCGTATGCTAAGATGATTTAAAAAATCGCGAATGATCAGTGCTTGATCTCTTAATTTATAAGGACCAAAGTCTCTGTCAATAGTATTAAAACCTCTGTAAATGCTCATACAAATATTTACCTATGGTTAACATGCAGGTTTTGCTGGGCTTTGTGGAGTATTATTACCTGGTGCACCCGGAGTTCCTGTACCACCTTCGCCTGCTTTTGGTGTTGGGCCAACAACAGGATCGTTGGATCCTTTGTCTAGTTCTCTGCCTGATTCTCTAGCACTTGGATCTACAGGCGCAGGAGGACCGACTATATCACCTTGATTATAAGTGCTAGGTCCTGTGTCAACCGGGCCGCCTATTCTATTTCCATAGTCATCTGTTGCATTATCAACTGCTAAATCTTTTTCAAGATTTAGTGGCTGTGTCCACGGATCTACACTATCTACTTGCATGTTATTGAAGTTCTGCATGTTTGCTTCGCTAGCAATTTGTGCAGTTAGCTCTTCACCCGACGGTGTCTGATAATTCAAATCATTTTTAAACGCTTCGCCGCTCCAATCAATGTCTCTTGTGTATCCTGTTTCTTCAGTGTAGCCTGTGAAGGTACCGTTAGCATCATATGTAGGTGTTTGATAATTTGCCGCTGTATTGTCAGCAAGAGGACTGTCACCAAAAGTATTTCCTTCGTTAACTAGTCTATTTTGATTATATTCATCTAAGTTACTTAGACTTTTTGCTCTATTAGATTCCATGATATCGTAGTTTACATTTTCTGCCACTCCTCTGGAGAAGGTAGCAATGTTTACGTCAGCTGAAATACTTGATTCTAATTGTCTTCTATCAGCAAGATATTGATCTTGACTGATAAATCCTGCTTGGTAATCGCGTTCAAGTGCACCCAGTTTTTCAGTATTTTGTGCAACTCTTGCTTCTGCTTGATTAGCTCTATCATTAAGAAGATCTGCTTTCCTTTGCTGACTTGCCTGACTTGCAGCCAGATCATTGGACTTAATAACAGGAGCTCCATAATCTGCACCTTTCTGATTGTCAGCACGCAACTGATCTCTATATGCTTGCTCTTGGCCTGGCGGAACATATCCGACAGACTGTGTAGGTTCAGTTGGTATCTGTGCAGGTGTATAAGTTGTGTTAGGATCACTGTCGCCTGGCTTAACTTGAACATCAGCAGTTGTATATTTCTGACTGTTTGCATTAAATGCATTAGCAAATCTGCTGCTGTTAGTTCCTGCTTCGATGCCGCCTGGCAAGCTGGTCCATGTCTTGTTAAGCACTGCACCTGCCGATGCGATTCTTTGTGGATCGCCACTCTTCAATTCTGTTAACAAATCACCGCCTGTTTTTTGTTTATACACTTCTTTAGCTAGGTTCCATGCAGCAGCG